TGGTGGGAATCTTACACAAGCCTCACAAGAAGCTGGATACGCTGAGGGCGACAGCGGAAGAGTAACTGCACAGAAGAGTATGAAGCTAGCCCATGTGCAGCAGTACATGATGGAAGTTGTAGCTAAAGAGTTTAGTAGACATGCTCCAGCAGCTGTACATCAGTTAGCAGGGCTAGCTAAACAAGCTAAGAGTGAGTACGTACAGCTAGAAGCTAGCAAGGATCTATTGGATCGAGCAGGGTTTAAGCCTATAGATAGATCGCAAGTACAACTGGCAGGAGATATTAAGGTTTCGATTGATCTTGGCTAGGGGGTAGGGGGTTAAAAAACCTCGATAGTTACGTAGCTAGTGGTCCCTCACTCACATGATTAGCGAAAAAAGCTTGAAAAAATATTTGTAATAAAAAGGGTTTTGTAAATGAGTAGATTTGGTGATAAGGTTCCAGAGACGTTTGACAACAGTGCTGATAACGAGACAGCTAAGAAGGCGTTAAAGAGTAGTGGATATACAAAGGAGACTGAGTAATGTGTTTTGGTGGTGGCGGTGGATCGGTATCTGCAAAGACTGAAGAGCTTTATCAAGCTGGTAAAAAGGATTATGGTGACTTACCTTCCCTAGCATTGGGTGATAAGGTTAAGCGCACTGAGGATGGTATGGCTGACATACCTGATCCTAGTCGCAAAAGGCGCAGCGACAAGAATAAGGAAACAATGGTCAGAGGCTTGGCGAAGCAGACTAAGAATAAGGACTTAGCACGCAGCTTGCTAATGCCGTACAACAAATGAGTACCCCAGCATGGACACGCAAAGCAGGGAAGAATCCCAAGGGTGGCCTTAATGCTGAAGGGCGAAGAAGCTATAAGGGTGGTACGCTTAAAGCCCCAGTTAAGTCTGGTGATAACCCAAGAAGGGCTTCTTTTTTAGCGCGAATGGGCGGTATGAAAGGTCCCGAACGTGACTCTAAAGGTAAACCCACTAGACTTCTTCTTAGCCTAAAGGCATGGGGAGCATCGTCAAAAGCTGACGCTAAGTCTAAAGCAGCAGCCATTAGCAAAAGGAATAAAAAGAAAAATGCCTAAAGGATTATATGCAAACATGAATGCGCGTAAGAAAAAAGGGATTAGTAGATCTAAGAAAGATTCTACTATTAGCGATAAGGCTTATAAGAATATGAAAGCTGGCTTCCCTAAAAAGAAAACTCTATTGAAAAAGGACAAATAATGGCTTGGACATTTAAAAATGGTGACGCATATACAGGCGACACACACGAATTAGCTGGCATGACTTACTCTGGAAAGACGCGCACACGCGATTCTAAGCCTCTGATAGAGGTAAAAGAGGCAGCAAAGCCTAAGAAAGAACGAAAAACTAGAGCGACACCCTTTAAAAAGGAAAAGTAACCTTGAGTTTTCTAAATACATTGCAGCCTAAAGAACGCGATACATTGCGTAGGGTGGTGCGTATAGTACATATGAAGCACCATCCTAAAGATTTCCAAACAGATCACGAAGCTGACAAGATTATTGAGGCTATTGGCCCCGAAATTGCAGCTAGAATGATTAAAGTTGGCATAGATAATAAGATATTAGATAAGTGATAGATTTTAAATACAGGCCAGATGGCGAAGTTGTTAAGGCGTTTATGAAAGATGACACGTTTTTTCGTGGTATTCGTGGGCCTGTTGGTTCTGGCAAGTCAGTATCTTGTTGCGTAGAAATTTTTAGACGCGCACTAGCGCAGAAGCCTAATAAACAGGGCATACGCCGCAGCAGATGGGCAATAATCCGTAACACAAACCCACAGTTAAAGACTACAACCATAAAAACTTGGCTTGATTGGTTTCCAGAAGACCAGTGGGGTAAGTTTACTTGGTCAGTTCCCTATACACATATGATAAAAAAAGGCGATCTGGAGCTTGAAGTCCTCTTCTTAGCACTTGATAGGCCAGAAGATGTTAAGAAATTGCTATCTTTAGAGCTGACAGGCATATGGGTTAACGAAGCTAGAGAGATTCCTAAGTCAATTATTGATGCATGTACCATGCGTGTAGGTCGTTTCCCCTCTATGCGTGATGGTGGTGCTACTTGGACAGGCGTTATCTGTGATACCAACGCCCCAGAGGAAGATCATTGGTGGCCTATTATGTCTGGCGAAGTGCCAGTTCCTGATCATATCCCCAGAGAACAGGCTAAAATGCTGGTAAAACCCGACAATTGGTCGTTTTATACCCAACCTAGCGGTATGATAGAAAAGTTTGACGAAGATGGGGAGATAGATGACTATGTGCCTAACGATGTTGCAGAGAATAGGGAGTATATGCGCGAGGATTACTACCCAAATCTAATACGTGGTAAGACAAAAAGCTGGATTGATGTATACGTTATGAATAAATTGGGCTCAATCCAAGAGGGTAAACCTATCTATCAGATGTTTGCAGCCGATATGCACGTAGCAAAAGAAGAAATACCTATTGCTGCTGGTTCTCCCCTATACATTGGTATAGATTTTGGTCTTACACCTGCTGCTACAATGGGGCAAAAGGTACGTGGTAGGTGGCTAATACAGCAAGAAATCGTTGCATTTGACATGGGTATCGTTAGATTTGCAGAAGTTTTGCGCCAAGAGATAGCTACTAGGTTTTCAACTTGCTCTGAGGTATTTATATATGGCGACCCTGCTGGTGATTTCCGCGCTCAAACTGATGAATCAACGCCGTTTCATATACTGCGTGGTGCTGGGTTGCGTGCTTTCCCTGCTCCTTCTAACTCTGTTGACCTAAGATTAGAGAGTGTTGCGTCCCAATTACAGAAAATGGCAGACGGAAAGCCAGCATTTCTTATAGATCCTCGCTGTCAGCAGCTAATAAAGGGCTTTGAAGGTGGGTATCAGTACAGACGTATGGAAGTTTCTGGTGAAAGATACGCTGATAAGCCTGATAAAAATATGTTTTCACACGTACATGACGCATTACAGTACCAAATGTTAGGAGCTGGAGAGGGCAGAGCCTTAATAAATAACCAGAAACCAGCGTCTGCTACTGTTGCAAAGTCAACATTTAATGTATTTGATAACCGAAAGAAGCCACAGCGCAGACAAGGATTGTGGTCAAGACTCTAAATTGTGCATTGAAAATTATTCTTTTCTGTGCCAACCAATGTAAAACAACCAAGGAGAATAATATGTGTGGTGGCGGTAGCAGAAGAAGCCAAGCTGATATAGATCGTGAAGCAAAGGAAGCAGCCGATGCTCGTATAGCAGCGGAAGATGCAAAGCGTAAAGAGATTGAAGCAAAAGCTGAAAAGAAACGTGAAGATATTGGTGAAGCAGTAGAGTCACGCGCTGAAAGCAAAGGTATGCGTGGCGGTAAAGGTCGTCGTTCTTTGTTCAGAGCTGGTGGCGGTGGATTCTTAGATCGGTTTAGTTAATGGAAAAAGTTGCCAAGCAGTACATACAAAAGTATGAGAAAGCCAAGTCCTTTCGCGAGAACTGGGTTCCGTTGTTCGAGGAGTGCTATGAGTATGCACTGCCTCAACGTGAAAGTTTTTACGCTGAAACTGCTGGGCAAAGACGCGATGACCGCATATTTGACGAGACTGCGGTGGTTGGCGTTCAAGAGTTTGCTAGTCGCCTCCAATCTGGGCTTGTACCTAATTTTGCTAGGTGGGCTGATCTCATGGCTGGTAGTGAAGTTCCTCCAAATCAGCGCGAATCTGTTGATAACGAGCTTGACGAGGTAACAGAATACGTCTTTGAGATACTACAAAACTCTAACTTTAGCCAAGAAGTACACGAATCCTTCATGGATTTAGCTGTTGGTACTGGTGTTTTGTGCGTAGAAGAGGGCGATGCACTCAATCCTGTTAACTTTTCTGCCATACCATTGCCTCATGTGGTGCTAGATACTGGCCCAGATGATAGAATTGACCATGTTTTCCGTGAGCGTAAGGGTGTAAAATACGATCATTTGGAAATAATGTACCCAAATGGCACGTTTGATCCCAAGGTTATGAATTATATGGGGTCAGATAAGACAACAACTGTACTAGAAGTTATATGTCGTGACTATACAGCCAAGAATGAAGAGGCTTATCTAAGCTATGCGTTCTGTATGACTACAAATACTGTACTAAACTACAAACAAATGAAGGGTAACGGCTCAAATCCGTTTATATGCTTCCGTTGGTCTAAGTGTGCAGGTGAAGTTTATGGTCGTGGCCCATTAATTAACGCATTATCTGCTATAAAAACTACAAATCTTACCATTGAAATGATACTTGAGAATGCACAGATGGCTATCTCTGGCATATACCAAATGGAAGATGATGGCGTAATAAATCCAGATACAATACAGTTAGTCCCAGGATCTATTATACCAAAAGCTATGGGATCTAGCGGATTGCAGCCTATTCGTGCAGCAGGGAACTTTGATGTAGCTCAGTTGGTGCTAGGTGATATGCGTCAAAACATAAAACGTGCGCTATATAACGATATGTTAGGTAATCCAGACAAAACACCAGCGTCAGCAACAGAAGTAGCAGAGCGCATGGCAGACCTTTCTAGGCGTATGGGTGCTGCTTTCGGTAGGTTACAAGCTGAATTAGTCCAACCAGTGCTACAGCGCGTTATTTATATCCTTAAAAAACAAGGACGTATTGATGTACCTACTGTAAATGGGCGTGAAGTTAAGATACGTTCTGTTTCTCCGCTAGCTCAAGCGCAATCTAACCAAGATATTTCTAGTGTTGGTCGCTTCCTAGAAATGGTTGCTGGTACATTTGGGCCAGAGATGTTGCAGCTACTTATTGATGGCGAACAAACAGCTATACATCTAGCTAAAAAGTTTGGCGTTCCTGAAAGCTTGATTCGCGATGAAGAACAGCGTAAAC